CCGACGCATCTGGGTTACCAATGTTTTGTGTACGGAAATGAATGCGATGGATCTACGGAGTCTGATGGGTCATGAGTTTAGCTGAAACTGAGTTAACGATAGGCGGTACATCTTTTAAGGGTGTCTACGTAGCAATACTTCTAAGCCTAGCAACTACCCTTGGCGGTGGCGTATGGACAGCAAGCTCACTGTATTCAAGGCTAGAGGCAGTTGAGTCACAACAGATTCCAGACATAGTGCCTCTGGAGGAAAAGATTCTACTGGTAGAGCAAGAGCTTGAAGCAAATGATGTAGGTCAGCTGCAAGGCAAGTTAGCCGAGCTGGGCGTAAACCTAGTGACTATTAAGGATCAGCAAGCCGCGCTACTGGACATAAAGACAAAGGTCACTGATCTTGAGAAAGAGATTGAAACTATGAAGTCTACTGTTAAGCAGGCTGAGTTGATTACAGCTAAAAGCGAAGACATTGATAAGAGGATTCAGGCAATCGGGAGAGATTTAGATTCGGTCTGGGAAGCGCTTGACTACGTGTCTAACCCTTTAAAATAATACATACTATTTCTTAAAAGGAAGTAACAATGGTTGAAGAAACTAAACAAGTTATTGATGTAGCAGCCGCGTCTACAGCAGTGCTTTCTCTGGCAGCGTGGTTGCCGCCAACAGCTTCTATACTGACAATAGTATGGTTAGGTATAAGGATATACGAGTCAGATACTGTCCAGGGTATCCTGGGTAAGAACAAACCACTTGACAAATAACTAAAAATAGTGTATAATATATGTCTATATTGAATTCCTTGATAGCACCTGTTACTAGCCTCTTAGATAAAGTCATAGAGGATAAAGACAAGAAAAATGCTATAGCGTTTGAGTTAGCGACTATGGCAGAGAAACATGCACAGGAATTAGCTAAAGGTCAATTAGAAGTCAACAAGACTGAAGCAGCACATAAGAGTTTGTTTGTAGCGGGTTGGCGACCTGCTATAGGATGGATATGTGGACTAGCTCTTCTATATTCTACTATCTTAGCCCCTATTCTAGGTATATGGTTTACTGTTCCTCCTGTTGACAGCTCACTGCTTACTAGTGTGTTAATGGGTATGTTAGGACTAGGCGCTATGCGCACAGTAGAAAAGTCTAAAGGCGTACAGAGAGAACGATAATGGCAAGAGGTACTACATTAAGCACAGGACGCGCTTCAGGTTTCGATCTGCCTAGAGCGCAGCCTCCGAGGTTCTCAGACTTTGAAGCAGATACTGAGCTTTCTAATGCCTTAGCTGCGTTTGAACCAGAAGCTGTAGAACCTGAACAAGAAGCTGAAGAGTTGGGCTATACACCCACTACGTACACTCAGACAATAAGCTCTCAGGACTATGGCTCTGCTCCTACCTATGGAACTCCTGACGAAGCTCTATCTCACTACAATGCTTTGTTAGAGGAAGTACAACAACAACAGCAACAGACTGCTTCTGTTTACAACTACAACAACTACGATCCAGGTGACTTTGCTAGAGCAGGCTTTAGCGGCCCTAGCTCTGTAGCTGGTCAAGCTGCTGCTGATAGAATAGCTGAGTATCTTAAAGAGAACGACATACCGCCCTCTATAGAAGTAGATGGACAAACTCTGTACTTCACAACAGGCGTAGGTGAGAACGCTTTAGCACAGACACTGGGTGATGACTATAGCGCATCAGGGTCTTATGATGTTTACGGCCCAGCGGGTACTTACTCTACTGTTTACACGCCTTCTGAGAGTGTCTTTGCAGGCATTAATCCCTATCTAAGAGCTGCTCTTGGCGTAGCTACTGGTGGTCTTTCTGAAGGCTTTATATCAGCTACTAATATTATATCAGGAGATGCTGACGCTAGTGACTTTATAAACGTAGCATTGTCTGGTGTCAACATAGCGGGACAGCCTGGTTCAGGCGGTTTTACAGCATCAAGCGGTTCTCCTATTACTGGCGCAGCAGGAGCAGTAGAGTCTGGTCTAAGTTTAGGCGGTGTTCCTGTAAATCTTGTTGGCGCTGGAGCGGGTCTTGGCGGTATAGCTGAAGAAGAAGTAGATGATGAAGATGACATAGCGGCTGCTATCTCTGACATACTACTTGACAGAGCTATGGCAGAAGACCCCTTTAAAGAACCTGATCCTGTTATTACTGTAGGTGAAGATGTTTTTGAAACAGGCGTTACCCCAGAGACTCCACCTACTCCAGCACCTGTTATAACTCCAGAGATTGTTACTGAGCCTATTGTAGCTGATCCTATAGAAGTGGTAATACCTCCACCAACTTTACCTACAGAGACAGAAGAAGAAGAAGCTCCAGCACCTGAGCCTGCTCCAGTACCTGCTCCTGAGCCATCACCTGAGCCTGCTCCAGCACCTGCTCCAGCGCCTACTCCAGCTCCAACGCCAACACCGACACCTCCTCAAGATTCTGGTGACCCTAACGAAATAGGAGCTGTTTTTACTGACGAAAGAGGCGTTGTTTGGACAAATAGAGGGCCGAATCCTTTAAATCCTGATACTAATGTATGGACTACTTACGACCCAGACACGATAACAATAGATGATTACAACGCAACTGGTCGTGTTTATGAAGTAGGATCAGGCATTAGTGTTGGTTCTGCTCGTGGTCAAACACCTAATGTTCCGTCAGAAGGTACTGATACTACACGTCCTTACGATCCCACAAAGCCGCCCTTAGACGAAACACCTCCTATAGATTTTAGTGGTATTCTTGATCCGTTTGATGAAGACCCTTTTGAAGTCACTGTAGTTGATCCTACGCCTACAGTAACGCCTACGCCTACAGTAACGCCTACGCCTACTACAGGTACTACAGGTACTACAGGTACTACAGGTACTGGAGATGGTACAGGCACTGGCACTGGAGATGGTACTGGAGATGGTGCTGGAGATGGTACTGGAGATGGTGCTGGAGATGGTGCTGGAGATGGTACTGGAGATGGTGACGGCACTGGCGATGGCACAGGCGATGGCACTGGTGATGGTTCTGGAAGAGGCACAGGCAACGGTATAGGAACAGGTCTAACAGCACCTAGTAAGACACGCACCACAGACTCTCTCTTCGGTGACATGCTGAAGCTAGAAACACAAGTAGGTTCTACACAAGAGCTTGTACCGTTTAGCTTAGCACCTGTACCAGAGCTTATGCCTTTCCAGTACGAGCAGCAGAGTCCTTTAGAACAGTTTACACAGCCTCGTATGCTAACAAACGATAGTGGCTTACAGATTAACTTACCACCACGACAACTAACTCAAGAAGAAATGCTACAGCAGTGGCTAGACTCACAGAAGGTTTCATTGTAATGACATACTTACAACTCGTAAACAGCGTATTGCGTAGACTCAGAGAAGACGAAGTAACATCAGTTTCTCAGAACAGCTACTCTAAACTTATTGGAGAGTTTGTTAATGACGCTAAACGCTCTGTAGAAGACTCCTACGACTGGACAGCTCTGCGTACTACACTGACTGTAACCACAGACGACACAACCTTTAACTATGTGTTGACTGGTTCACAGAACAGGATGAAGCTGCTGGACGTTATTAACGACACCTCAGACTTCTTCATGCAGTACCGTCCTTCTCGCTGGATGGACAACGCTTTCTTGATTGAGACACCGCCTCTAGGTTCTCCACAGTTCTACAGCTTCAACGGTGTTAACGCTGCTGGTGACAACGCTGTGGACATCTACCCTAAGCCTGACGGTGTGTATCAGCTACGCTTTAACGTGGTGCTACGTACAGCAGACTTCACAGAAGACACAGAGACTCTGGCAGTACCTTCGTCACCTGTAGTGCAGATTGCTACAGCACTGGGTGCTAGAGAGCGTGGAGAGACTGGCGGTACAAGTGCAGCAGAGTTGTTTGCTCTGGCTGACAGAACATTGTCTGATGCTATTGCTATAGATGCGTCACAACATCCTGAAGAAACTATCTGGTATTCTTAATGGCCAAACAATTACAGAACATTACAGTAGCTGCTCCGGGCTTTGCTGGTCTAAACACACAGGACTCACCTATTGGTGTTGATCCTTCGTTTGCTGCTGTTGCAGACAACTGTGTTATTGATCAGCTAGGCCGTATTGGTGCGCGTAAGGGCTGGGTAGAGGTTTCTACTAACGGCTCTTCTGTACTAGGTACTAGCCGCGGTATAGAGACTGTATACGAGTACATTGATAACTCTGGCGATAAAGTGATACTGTCAGCAGGTAACAATAAAATCTTTACAGGCACTACCACGTTAACGGATGCTACACCAACAGGGTACACGCCTACAGCTAATAACTGGAAAGCTGTTACTTTAAACGATCATGTCTACTTATTCCAAAGAGATCACGAGTATGTACTAGGCACAGACCATGACGGTTCGTTTGTACTGGAAGAACACTCAGCACACAGTCACGCGACAGGTACACCGCCAGAGGCTAACGAAGTCTTAGCAGCATATGGCCGCCTCTGGGCAGCAGACATTACAGGTAACAAGCACACTGTCTACTGGTCTGACCTACTAAATGGCCATCACTGGACAGGAGGCACATCAGGCTCGTTAGACGTTACTACTGTATGGCCTACAGGCTTTGACGAGATAACGGCTCTAGCGGCTCACAATGGCTTCCTAATCATCTTTGGCAAGAAGTCTATACTGGTGTACTCAGGAGCCTCTTCTCCAGCCTCTATGACGCTTAAAGACACCATAGAAGGCGTTGGCTGCATAGCTCGTGACTCAGTACAGCACACAGGTAAAGATATATTGTTTTTATCAGACGCGGGTGTACGTAGCTTTGGCAGGACTATACAAGAGAAGTCT